CAATGCGGTTTAAGTTTTCTAGATGCGTTTCATTTATTAATTCCCCATGGGCGGAAAAACGGAAAAAGGCATCTAGAATATTTGGCAACATATGGGCGGGGATTATTCCGCCTGATAAAATGTCGCTGTTATGCTGCCAAGCTGGCGCACAGTTTTTCCGCAACCCTTGCAACATTTCCATTGAATAGCATTTAGTGCAGATTAAATCTGTTTTGCCGCTGCTATACATCTTCTTGCAAAAATCATTTGTTAGCGTGTTAGTGCTGATTGCGTGAAAGCCTGCAAGCTTGCCGGTCATCTTGGATATTTTTAAAACTGAATGGTTCATCGGTTCGGGTTCCTTCGTTTGGTTAATTGATTACCTACCATTAAGGATAGTAACCGGCATGGTCAAGCCCTTTTATTTGCTGCCCCTGTTTTTTTAGATAGCATTTCGGACAGGACAGCCCCGCCAGTTCGCGAACCATCGCCGGTTCCCCGCAATCATCGCAACGATACGCAGGGTTTAGCGTGGTTGGTTTGTCACGTTTTAGCGTGGGCGATTTGTCAAAAGTTTGGCGTGTAGTGTTTGTCATCGTTCAAGGCTCGCTTTAATGTGGCTAATTTGTCACGTTCTGCGTTTGTCACCGGTTCGCGGTTCCACTCTTTGTCACGGATTTGTCTTCTTAGCGTGAAGTATTTGTCAGCCGTGTTTGTCAGGCGTGGGTCATTTGCCGCGTTGGGGTATCGTGGCGTGATTGCGCTTGTCGAAACATATGCTAATGTGTGGCGGCACTCCCAAGCGGTTCTCATCTTCTGCCTCATATATAACTATAATTAAACTCAGCGTCTAAGCCATGCCATGCTTGTTCGTAGGCATAATCCCAGTTGCTATGATAACCAGTCTCAACATCGTGGTCTGCTTGTCTCTTAGCCCAGTGGTCTAGGCTAGGTTCGTGGTTGAGGGGCAATTCTTCTTGAAATCCGATTGTCATATGTACTTACTCCAGTAGTTGTCCCAAGCTTCACGCAACATATCAGCATATTCTCTGTCGTTGTGCAAGCCCAAGAAATCGCGGTGCGGTTCCATCTCTTGCATGAACTCCCCAAAGAACTCGCAGTTGCCTATCTTACTATTGGCAAGATACCAGAAGTCTTCTTCTAGCTGCATTGCCCAAGCCTTTACTTTACCCATGTTTTTTCCTTTCGGGTTGAAATACACGAATTTTTGAAATGCCTTCATATACTTCATCTAATTCTTTCCTGATACGCAACGCCGTTTCATACACCTCACCACCGTTACCGTCTTGGTTAGGTAAAAGACCAGCGTTACCGTAATCTATGATGTACTTTAAGATAAGTGAAATGTCGCTCATTTAGAAATCCTCGACTTGTGTCTTGGCCTCTTCGAACTTGCAACGTGTCGTGTAGTAAGCCATCAGCATTGCAGCAAACTCAGGGAATGTTTCCCAATCAGGTCTGCCGTGTGTATCAAATATGTAATCAATTTCAGTGTCAAGTGGCACCAGTATGGCGTTGACTTGTTCCTTTGGTAGGTTAAGCGTTATCATCTGTCGTCTCCATCGTAACCATGAAATTTAATGTATTCACGCACCTTATCTCTTGCGTCCTTAACGTGACCATATATGTCATCTAACATGCTGTCAACTATGTCGGCATCTTCTAAGATTTTAGCTACCTCATTTAAGAACAGCATCATGTCCAAGCTGGTAAATTCAGATAGAACGTGTAGGTCACCTTCCCCATCACAAACATCACACTTACCATAGGTGCTAGTTATCCAGCCACCGTTCGCAAAGTCTGTGACCGGTTTGTCGTATTCGGCAATGCCGTCACCATCACAGGCGAGACAGGTTCTAGTCACCGAATGTCTGGTAGTATAGGTCATTGTAAAGTTCCCTTCCTAACTCAATTAATCTTTCTTGGTCTTGCTGCAACCAACTAACGAAATGTTCAGCGGCACAATCAACAGGGCGAATCGCGTGTTCAAAATCGTAAGCTAAGTGTCGCTCACATGCAACTAGGTAGTTTTTGAATGACGGTTTCTGTTTGCGATAACCCTCGCTATCCCAGTCAAACGGCTTTCCATCTGCGTCCAAGACGTTACCATCCTTGTCTGCCCACAAATCGTAATCAAAGCAATCACCAATAACATCATTCCAGAACCAATCTAGAGTTGCTTCTCCGAAAGCTTCTTCACGTTCTGTCTCAAAAACAAAGGTCGGCTCACCAGATGTAAACTCATCGTAGTTGTCTTTGTGGTGCTTGTCGAAGAAATCCGCCATGACAGGTCTGCAAAGTTCAGCTATCTTTTTATCGTGAAAGATTGCCCAGACATCTCGTTCATCATCTAGCTTGTTGTGCATCGCTTCATCCCAGCCTAATAGGTCGGGACAACCGTTGCTATTAAATTCAGGAACAACGGCATTGTAATATTCAATTCCAGCTACAATCTTAGTCATCTTTTTTCTCCCAATCACTAAGGCTTCCATGTTCCACCGCCCAAAGAACTTCGGCATCGTACCCATCGACTAGGGCTACTGCCTCTACCAGTGCTTTTATCTCAGCTTCATCAAAACCGTCAGCCTCGACAATCACTTCACGTTCAGTAGTAACGCGAACACGAACCTTATAACTACCTCTATTGCTCATAATATCTTCCCTGCCAATCTTTTATCTTGAACTTGTATGCCATAGCTTTCTTGCGACTGCAAACAATAATTCCACCAATCCAGACTTCGTTGTCTGCAACCTTCACGCGGCGCAGTCTTTCACCGTGTATCTTGTCGGCTGCATCTAGGGCAAACGAACTGGATGGATAGGGGTTGCTGACACTTGGTCGGGTGAACGGATGTTGGATTACATACCATGAAGGATTAGCCATTCGCTATCTCCTTTGCCCATATAACTTGGGTGTTTTCTCCACCCACCAAGCCTTGCATTTCTATCTGTGCCAATATCCATGCCTCGTACTCTGTGTTAGCGTGGACAATAACTTCACGAGTTGTCGTTGCTTCTACCTTAACTTCCCAAGTTCGTTTAGTCACGGCTCATCTCCAATCCCATCAGGTTCATAACGTCAATCGTTAGCTGGTCAATCAACTCATAGACATCGTTGACATCCCAATACTCGAACGGTTGCCAGTGGTTGTCACTGAGAAAGTTATCTAGCTTTTCCTCGTTCCATGTATCCCAATCGCTGGGTAGTGGGGTGGCTAGAAAGTTTGCAGACATACGAGCAAATATCTCTGTGTGTTTAGCTGCATATTCTGCGTGGGTTAGTTTTGTAGCCATCGGTTTCCTCCTACTCTTCAATCAGGGATTGGGCAAGACGATGATAAGCATCATCCATCTTAACGATATCATCGAACGTGGGATGGCAAAGTTCGCGATAGCTACATTGCAACTCATGCCACGCATTCTGTACTTCTTTCAAAGCCCCCTTTTGTTTTGGGGAAAGCTTCTTCCAAATTTCGAGGCGATTTTCTCTGGTTAGTTCCCATTCAGTCTTCTGTTTTCTAGCCATTTCATTTCTCCATCGGCTGTTGATATATAACCAATATCGGAAACAAAAAGGGGTGTCAACAAAAAAAAACGAGGCCAGAAATAAATCTGACCTCGCTTCCCAACCAACCAAGGAAACAAAGGGTAACCACTCCCCCTGTTCAACCTTACTACTAAACTACTTCGTAAGGTGTCCCTAGTTTTACCAAGACTTGACGGTTCTTGTCAAGCCACTTTTTACAATCATTTTCACTTTTTCCCACGAACACGGAAATGTCCAGTAAGTAATCTACACAATCTTTTTTCTTCACCAGTTCGCGGTCAGTCTCTCCGATTCGAACAGATGAGACAGGTGCATTGACAATCCACGAACCGTCTTTGCGTTGCCATACTTCGATGGTAGGTTTCTTAGTCTGTAGAGATGTTTGGGTCATTATCTTCATCCAATGCTTCAACGTAAAGTTCAATTGCGTCACGAATTAAATCACCTGCACTGACTTGCTCCAAGCTTTTCTTTTGCAATCGTGCAGCGTGTCCTGCTACTTTTTCATATTGTTCAACAGACATCAACAAACTATATGTCTTTGTCGGTTCAGGTATCTTTGCTGGTCTTCCCATCAATAAGTTCCTTCTTTGCTAGTTTATCTAATTTAGATTTCTTTTTATTCGGAATAGTTTTATTCTTATATTTACTATCTCCTAATAGTTTAGCTATAGGGTTTATTTTAATTATTTTATTCATAATAGGTTTACCTGTATGGTTACTGTTCATAATGCGTATCACGGCTGTCAAGTGTTCGTCAACTAAAAAAATGCTATTGACACGATTTTTATTGTGGGGTATTTGTCAGGGCATAGGAGAAGCCCATGACAGCTTGGTTGAAAGATTATGTGAACGGTTTGTCAATAGCATCGGAAGGTCGTCTGCGGATGGACTGCCCAGCTTGCGGCAAGAAGAATACGTTTAGTGTTTCGGATACAAATGGTGAACGCCTATGGTTTTGCTTTCATGCAGACTGCGGGGTTCGCGGGCGTACTGGTTTTAGAATCAGAAGTGACACACCATACCATCCCCTGTTGCGAAAGACAACACCAGTTCGCGAACCACTTTGCGAACCGGAGTTCCAGCTTCCCGATACTATTGTCCCTGTGTCGCGCAGTGAAGAAGCCGTGCGATATTTGAAACAGGTCAATGCCTATGATGCGTACCTTGCGGGGCGTGTCGATATTCGTTATGACTTCAGAATGAACCGTGTTGTTTACCTGATTAAAGATGGTAGACGAACCGTTGATGCTGCTGGTCGTAGTTTAGTTAATGCCAAACCAAAATGGTGGAGATATGGAAAATCAGGTAATCCTTTCGTCTGCGGAACTAACCGTGTCGGTGTTGTTCTGGAAGACTGTGCTAGTGCTTGCAGTGTATCTAGTTTTCTTTCGGGGGTAGCCCTCTTGGGAACCAACTTACAGGATAGCCACTTGTCAACCTTGAGACGTTATGATAGATTGCTCGTTGCATTAGACAAGGACGCTACAAAGAAAGCCCTCGAAATGGTTCGCAGAATGCAGGCCATAAGGCCAACAAGTT